GGATAATCCACACCCAAGACCGAGTCCCAGGTGACTGTGAAGTGGGGCATCACTATGTGCAAATTCTGAAAGAAGGTTCTGACACCCTCCCAAGCCTCTTTGAATAGATCCACGTACCATATTGCCATCTCGATCACAAATATAAGCCCGTGGATAACACCTATCACAGTTTGCACAGCTCCTGAGGTGATAATGTGTAGGAATATACTGGTCATCTTCCCAATCATTGCGCCGAAGTCCTCCGCGCCTACCTCCCCAATTCCAAGAGCCTCCATTAGATCCGCAAGCGCTGGTTTTAGATCATTAGACCATATAACCACAATCTTAGCCCAGGCATCCTTGAGTATATTCCACACGTTTGTCAGACCGGGCATCAGGTAAGTGATGAAACCCTCGAACGCCTCCTTCAGCCACACAAGGCCAGGCTGAATGCCCTCCCAGAATTTGATGAAGAATTCTTGTGCCTTCGGCCAGAAGTCTTCCCACCACACTGCCAGGTTTTCTAGTATCGGCGCCAGGTTCTCTGTGATCCAATCACCTGCGACCGCAGCCGCCTCTGGCAATGCCACTCCCAGCCAGTCTAGCACTGGGCCCGCAGCGTCCATCAGAAGCTCAAGCACCGGTATGAAACCCTGCCCAATGCCAGTCCGCATATTCTCAGTGCTCGCTTCCCACGCGGCCATTCCTCCAGCAGCTGTCTCGCTTTGGTCACCGACCAATGCCATCTTTTCGGCGCCCATCTCCAGAACAACCGCGTTGAAAGCCATTTCCCTGGTCAGGTTTTCGTCGGCGGCCATCATCTCTTCGATCTTAATTCGTGCTTCGCCAGAGGAGATACCGAAGCTGTCCAACCGTGGGATCGACTGGTTGGCCATCATCAAGGCGAAGTTCTCCATCGATGCTGTAGCATCACCACCCATTGCCAGACCGAGCTGAACGGCCATCTCTGACATTGCTGCCGTTTCTTCTGAGGTTTCAGTCAACCCCATCAGCAGGAACTTGTTTGCAGCCTGCCAAAGGTCAGTGTCGGCCACCATCCCACCAGTAGCATCTCGGAGGTCTTTGGTTACAGCCTCGGTTCCGCCTATATCCTCTGTCAGGTTATCGAAAGTCATTCTGGCGCCTTCGAGTTCTGCGGCTTCAAGGGTCATCCCCGCGATCTCTACGATCGCCGTCCCTACGCCCACCCCGACTGCGACAACGGCTGCCAGCGCGGCCACAGCACCAGCAGCTACAGCACCCATGGCTAGCGTACCAGCAGAGCCAAGTCCGTCAAAGCCCTTGGCTACTTCCTCTCCCGTATCCCCGGCACTATCTTCCGCAGTCTTCAGTCCTCGCACGAAGTCCGTTACATTCAGTCCCAGCGTTGCCATCATCGCAAGTGCGGTCGCCATTATTGCTCCCTGATGTCTTTGCCGCCGTACATCCGGTTCAGCATCTCTAGTATTGCAGTCCCACGTTCTGGGCCTATGTCCTCCAGAGACGCCTCGCCTTCGATCGCCACCTCCGGCCCCTGCCTGAGTTTGCGCTCGCCAAGCTCTAACATGAAGTGCTCCACGGTGTAGGCATCTTGATCTTTACCCCGCCACGCGTTGGCTGTAACTGAGGCCAGCATTGCCGCTTGCATATCTGACCGCTCAGAGCCGAACGGGTCCAGTCGATAGAATTCGCACCACTCTGCGAACTCTCGACTGCTCATTCTCTGTTGAAGTTCAGCAACAGTGCAGCCGAGAGCCAACGCAAGGCGAAACCAGAAGCGCCGCTCGGGGCGCTTCGTCAGTTTTTTGCCAGCTCCTCCACGTCTTGTTTCGATAGACCAGATAGACGCTGTGCCACATTGAAGATCCGCTCCAGTGCGCCTGCAGCCTTCTCGCTGACTGCCTTGATGTCCTTCTCAGAGAAGAGCAGTTCACCCTTGTCGTCTACCACGCTCATCACTATGATCCGAGCGCGTATGTTCTCGCGGTGCCAGATTTGCTTGGTGCCACGGTGCTCTACTACCTTCATCTCGAACTTGTCCCGCTGAGCTCCAGTGAGCCCACGCACAAAGACAGATCCGCCCCACTCGGGTACCTGAACTTCCTCGGTCTTGATATCAGCGACCGCCAAAATCTGGTCGCGGGTCAGCTTGGGCATTTTGCCCTCCTCTTTAGGCTAGTGTCGGCTTGCCTGTGACGTTGAGAACCACATCGGCTCGGAGCAGTCCCTTTGCAGGAGCCTTCGGCGTGAATTTGGTCACGTATGCCGAGAATGACCACGTGGTTGTGTCTGGGTAAAGCAACTGGAAATTGCGCCGGGTCTGCGCAACAAGATCAGCAAGCAAACCAGTGCCAGCATCATGGGTTGATTCCGTTGGCACATACATGATGCCGAAGGAGCAGTCGCCCATATCTAGGTTTGTCGGTCGGTCTTCTACCCAGCCGTCAACGGAGGAGTGCGTAGTTGCGTCCTCCATCAACAGTGTAGGCGCAGGCGGTGTGAGGTCTTGCACCTGCAAAATGGTCGTGAAATTCTCAGGGGTTGCACCATCGCCCACTTTGAGCAAGGTGCCCCAAGCAGCTATAGCTGTAGAAACTGGCATTGTATTCTCCTTCCCTTACGGGTGGTGGGTGAGTGTTTAGCCTTCTGCGAGCTTCAGGATAGCGAAAGACACGTCAGCAGCCGAAGCTTCCATCGTAAAATACCCATCCGCCTGGCGCCAACCAGCCACTGGGAACGGTCCGAAAGCACAGTACAAGCCTATGCCGACGGCGTAGGTTGTGATAGTTCCGAGCCGGTTGAAACTGTCGATCGCACTGTTCAGTGTCAACGTCTCTGCACCAGCTCCGCCTTCCACGATGATGATTTCGCGGCCTGTGTGCTTGAACCGCGCGCCATCTGCGAAGTCCGCGCCAGCGGCCGTGAATGTGAAGTTTGCTGATAGCGCGGTTATCGGTGTTGCCGGATACTTTGCAATAACGTCCTGAGCAACCAAATCCAAAATCGCCATCTGAAAATCCTCCTATTTTAGGGTCCTCATATTGAGGGCAAATGCTTCATCCGTATCTTCTCCAACAGTAGGCACCGATACTGTGGTGCCCGAACTGTCGATGATCAATGGCACAGGTGGGCCGTTCAGCTCTGGCGCTGGTTCAGCGAAATGATCCTGATAGTGCGCCAATGCTGTCTCTTCGTCCATACAGTCGAATTGACACAGTGTACACTGGTAAGTGGTCATTCCGTGCCAGGTGCCACGGGTAAACGGCTTTGTCATCGCGCCACTCCTGAGAACCAAACATCCTGCACAATTTGATATATGCCTGTGGTAGGTTCTGTGAGATCGACATCCAGCTCTATGAACGCCGCGCCAACCATCACAATGCCCCAGGCATCCACGGCCAGAGCCATCTGCTTGGAGACCGCGGTCGCATCACTGTATGTTTCGGCCCAGGTTGTAAATTGAATTCGCGGCTCGGGCACACTGCCTTGATCGTGACTGTACTCAGGAGTGCCACCTATTTTCTGGTATGTCACCGCTGGCAGGGTTGGATCCTGCGGAAGCCTCATCGGATAGAAACGCGCACCTATCAGCGCCGCTAGTCCAGGGTGGCCAGTGAAATAATCAACCAGATCCTCTGCGAAAGCCATCAAATAACTCCTGCGTTTTGTAGCCCTATTCGTAGAACCTTTTTGAACTCCCTCGATATCTTGGCGCGATTGTCGTCCATAGCAGGTCGCAGATATGGTTTCGCAGCCTGGTTATACACTCGCCCCAGAGCGTCTTTGCCTGCGAATCCAAACTCCACACGCCGGGCATAGTGCAGATCCGTTCCGATGATAGCCTGTACAAACGTGCTACTCAGTCGCTCCACTTCCTGATGAATCGACCGCCTCAGAGTGCCAGTGACATAGGGAGCGTTCCTCTTGGCTGCATTCTGGACAACCATGGCTGCCAATTGAACGGCAGATACCAGAATTGGGCCGGACACTGCTGTATCCGCCCTCTTAAGAGCTCGGGTGAAACCCTCCACATCCAACGCCATTGACACAGGATTTGTCACTTTACCACCTCTACTCGCAGCCTGGTTGACGCGGCGTTGCCATCGTGCTCCACAGCCAAGATGTTGTAGTAGACAGCGTCAACCAATATCCTCATCTCTACGGCGATCGTTGGCTCGTAGCTCCGCACTGCAATCATGTGGGAGCCTATGGCCACAGTCTGATCGGATCGTCGATCCTCTTTGCCACTGACCGGCGATACTCTACACCATATAGTCAGAAAATCAGCCCATGTGGGCAACGGCTCACCGTAGGAATCTAGCGCCATCGTGGCGTCCTGAACAGTCCCCGCCGACGGGTAAAAGTTATACAAATTCTCCAGCATCCTCGGGTGAATCAAGGTCACCGGAGGGCCTCCTTCCAGATCCGCTCACGTGCGCTGAAGTCGTCAACAATCCACTCTGCAATGTCGAAGGCTCCGCCAGCATCGCCAGCTTCTTCGATCGCTGCTTCACTGCGAAGCCTGGCCGCTCTAGTCATCAGCGCCGCGGCAACAGCCGGCCCATTGGTCGTCAGGTCTAACACCCTGATAGCCTTCTGGACATATGCCTCAGAGGATGCCAGCGTTTCCAGACATCCAGCGGTTCCACGCTTGACGTTGTCGCCTTCCAACGCGAGCATGGCCGTGATCTCCTCGTCTGAGAAGAACGCGTCCGCCTCTACCCGGTCTGGGATTAGCAGTCTGACCAGCCCCACGCTCGTAGCCACGTCGTAAGTATACGCCATCAGCTCCTCCAGGCGTCATCCTGGCATCCCCGGCCGGCCAACGAAGCACCGGCCAGGGTTCTTCGCACATCCTCACGCATGACTATGATTGCGTTGCCACTTGCGAGTACGTGTACCGCGGGTCAAGTGGAGTCCCGCCAAAGATATGCCGAACTCGATAGAAAATGTTGTCGGTGGCGAAGTCGCCAGTGAATGCGTTGATCGCTGCGATGCCGCCGAGTGCTACTTTGTCGCTGGCTTTCATGCAGATTTCGGGCTGTTCGTAGCCGGACAGGAAGTTCATCTCGATTGCCGCACCCTCTGCAGGAGCTCCAAACACGTACCAGGTCCAGTTGCCACCGACCAGGTCACGAATCGGCAAGTACGGATCCACGTGAAGCTGGATGCCGTACTGAGCGACCACGTTTGCTGTTGGCAACGGAATAGCGGCGGCGGCCGTGGCCGCGTAGGTCTTCAGAGCGCTAGTCAAGATCGACCGCGCGATGAACTCCAGGGCAGGCGGGACAACCAGGTGTACGCCGCGAACCAAGATAGGCTCACCATTTGGGTCAGTCTGTGCAGACATCAGGGCTAGCGTGGTCTCCAGGTTGGCGATAGTCAGGGGCAAAACCCCCAGGTTGACCACGTTCTGGCCGTCGACATCGGCGATTGGAGCGCCGTACAGCCCCGCGTTGGGAGCGGCCACGCCAGCATACAGACTCGTAACAGCCCTGCTTACTGAGCGGCTAGCCGCCACAGCGAACCGCGAGGGCAGATCACTGAAAGCGCCCATCGCGTCGTTGATGACTGCCTCAAAGCTGATATCAAACTGGCGGCCGTATTTTTTCAGCTGGACGTTGTACTCGCCAGTCCCCGATTCCACAACCAGATACTCTCCCTTCTCCACAACCTCTGGCAAGAGATTGTCCTGGCCGTACACTTTGTGGCGCTCGTGTACGTTGAAGTTGGGCAGATTGCCAACTTTGCAGTAGGCCCGCCAC